TTTCAAATACTATTCTGAAATAATCATCCTTTGGCATGGGGTACTCCTTTCTAATTCATATAGTAAATATTGTCATATATTTCCTGGAGCTTTTTACCCTCATCATTGTAAAATTCTAACTTATCATCAAAACCCACTTCAATTATTTTTTCATATAGTGCGTCTAGAATATTCGCGTCGCTATTCAAAAAGTCAACATCAAAATATTTTTGTAGATACTTAAAATCTTCTGCTTTATATTTCCAAACACTTTCCATACATTTGTCTCCTATCTTTTAACGAGTTTTCTTGGGTTGCATTGAATCAATGTTTTTGTATCCGGATTAATTGATATATTGCATTTATCATTTTTCAAAAGAATGCTACGCTCTCCCGCTTTGTTTACTTGTTCTTTTCCTACTCTTCCCGCTTTCAAACAATCAAGTAAATCTTCTATAGAAACGCCGGGTCTATTGTATTTCCGGTTTAGTGCCGAATGCCCAATCACTCTACTGACAAAATGAGATGTATATCCTTCTATCTGCAACCCCAACGGAGTTTGCACCCCCACCAAATTATTTTGCACTGCTCTACTATATGCATCATATACTTTATAACTCAGTAGTGGGCTTATCTCTCCTTTGCTTACCAAAAATCTATAATCCATTAGATTCTTATAGGCAGGAGAATTATTATATTTTGCATCATAGTATTTGTCAAGTACTTTTAATTCGCTGCTTTCCGCGCCGATTGACTTTAACCAATCTGTATGGTGCTTAATAGCTACAGTTCTTGCTCTTTGTGCGGCACTTCTATCAAATCCCACAATCTTGCCCGAAGAATCCCTTACGGCATGAACTTGAGTTCTAGTCGTATCAACGCGCCTATCTGTGGCCTTGCAGAAATGTTTTAGTTCTGCTTCCTTACGCTTTAAATTAACCGCAGAGCTCTCCATCTCGTATTTTAGGCTCTGTCTTAAGGTATCATCTTTTGCTTCGTTGTAAGCAGAATTTAAGCCAGCCAAGTATCTCTTTTCTGCTCGAATTGCTCTTTCATATGATCTCTGCTTCTGTCCTGCTTCGTAATTAGTATATGTCTCGCCACCATATTTATAGGTTTTGCTATCCAAACTATCTAGGAATTCCTTCGAGTAAGTTCTCTCAGTCCCTTCATAATAGGCATAAAAACTATGTCTGCAGTTCCATCCACAAAGTCCTTCACCCGTACCATAGCCCGTAATATCGTAAAAAGAACCATACCCTTTACTTTTTCCACTAAGGCTATATACTCCGCCTTGCCAATATGCGTGCGACGGTCTCGCTCCAGAATGCGCGGTAACCTCTACCAAATCCGTGCCTATTTCGTCGCAATATAGCATATTGAGTTCGGCAGAAGATTGATTTACTCCGGTGAGCACTGCCCTGCGAACTGCAACATCGAGCTTGTCGATATGGCCTGTGGGATATTGTACAGTAAGTCCTGATTTGGCAACCTGTTTGATTGCGTTTTTAATAGCAGAATCATAAGTAAAGGCGCCCGAGCTTACCTGCATATTGGCAAGATTAACGGCGTTAATAAAAGCGTTTTGTCCTTGACTAGCAGTAGTCCTCGTAAGATTTTTAACCACTCCTTTAGTCTTTCTTATATGAGACGATAGCAAGTTACCCATCGCAACATTTGACACATGATCTATAGGCGTCTTTCCTGCTATTGCGGCTCTGAGGTTCTCGCTTTCCATGTTCTCAAAATTAGCCTCTTCGAAGACTCTAACAATTTCGGCTTCAGTCAAGCCCGATACCTTAGATATGCTATTAACAATATCTTTATACAGTATATTTTGCTGCGTTAGTTTTTCCGCCTCAAACTGTGCGCTTTCGGTTAACGCTCCCGTCTTAACGATTCGTCTAGCAATATCTGCAACAAGCTGTTCATTAACCAAGTCCATCATCCCTAGCAGATAGGATGTGCACTGCGCCAAGTACTCAGGACTAAGCATTACTCTTCCTCAGGCGTTCTCACAGTTTCAGGCAGCATCTCTTTAGCCTGGTCCTCTGTGACGCCATACCTTCTCATCAAGTATATTTCTTTACGGATTAGCCCGGATGTGGCCTCTTGCATCATCAGCTGATTTTCCGTCTTGCTGTCAACAATCAAGCTGTCATCAAAGTTAAACGATACATCGTAGGATCCTGCCGGCGCGAGCTTGTATAGGCTCGTCCATACATCCATCGCTTTAATTAAATCCTCTAGTGCGTTCTGTAGCGACTCCTGAATCTGGGATACGAAAGAATATGATCTCTGTTTGCTAAACAAAACCTCTGTAGCTGTTCGGTCCTCGTCTTGGACATCGGATAATGTCCCATACGCAAGACCACATGCGAACTCAATGCGTCTTAGTATCTGATTAAAGCCATTAAACAAGCTTGAGTCTCTTATCTCAGGACTGAAAATTTGATAAAAAGGTTTTTCGGATATGCCCGTATCTATGCTGTACTGACGGAATAGTCGCCCTTTGCCAGATGGCAAAATAGTATTTCCGTTACTGTCCTTTCGGAATAACGACTCAGACATATCTACAGCTAGCTCTGTACCCTTAAACTCCCACATGATACGTGCCCATTGCTCATCAGCCTGCTTAATAAGTTCAGCAGCTTTTGAATAGACAGACACTCCGAATGGACTTTGTCTATTCTTGTTGTTTGCCTGTGGAATTTTAAAGTATGAGAATAATACACCCGGCACATTTTTAATTGTCGTGTGCTCTTCAAGATTCTCCCATTCCGGAACATCAGTCAAATTTATCTGATGACCAAGCACGCCCTTTTGCTTACTCTCATAAGCTCTGTTTTGAATAACGCAATACTTTCCATCAAAATCGTGTGATTCGACTCTAGTGTATATCTTTCCGTTACGAACCACCTGCTCAACAAACTGACAAGAGGTTATCTGTCCAGAGCTATTAAATCCTGTAGGAACAAATCTATCTGCCTGGATAAATTCAACGGATATTGTATCGCCCTGTACATAAGGCTTAAGGATGATTCCTCCAAGCGCACACGCATACTCCGTCTGAATCCTTAGTTCTGATAAAACCTTTCGGTATGCTGCGTTTAAAAAATCAGCTCGTTTGCTTCCGATAATCTCCGATTCCATCTCAAGCGTAACAAGTCTTGCCAGTTCCGAAGACACTGCAGAGGGAATGCCCGTGCTCGTCACATCATCTTTAGTCCATGGTGCTTTGTCTTCGTACATCGCAGACCACAACTCTATATAATCGATTGTCTTGTCATCTAGGACAATTGTACTAAGCACCTCTCCTTGTGCTGCACGCTCCTTAAAAACCTTTCTAATCCACTCTATTATCCTGTGAAACATATACTGCCTCCTAATAATCTATCAATCTCTTTGCGAAACGCTCGATTGTATACTCAAAGCTATCTAGTGAGTCTATGTCGCTCGTTCCGTCATCAAGTCTTACGTTCTTTGTTTTTTCCTTTGGGTCCCAGATGCATGTACTCAAAGCTAGCACCAACGATTCGCTTAAATTTTCGACATAAAAAAACCGCCCCTGAGCCATCAGTCTGGCGGTAAGATTTATTCTGTTGTTAACCTCGTCTTTTAGTGCGTTGTGGATTCGTATCCATCCAAGTCCGTTTTGCCTTAATGCCTGTCTAAAACCTGCAATAAGTGTTTGTTCTGCGCTGTCACAAAATATGTCTGTAACGGTACCGTATCGGTTTATTACCTCATGCACAAAGTCGCAAAACATCGATTCCAACATCGTGGGTGGTATCTCGGCGTCTGTACACGGTATCCTTTTCGACAGTAAACTAATCACGTTTTTGTAATCCGATGTAATCCCTGTCGCCACGAAAGAATGTGCAGACCCAGTTCCACCAAAATCGACTCCGATATAAATATTCATGATTCGAGGAATTGTGTCTGTCCAAATATGCCTTTGGGGATTGTCTGCAAAATTCCTGTATATAAGCCCCTCGGCTATACACCTTAATCCGAGAATGTCTCTTTTATACCAAATCGATGCCTGGTCATACTGGCTCTTTATCTCGGCTCGTCTTTGCTCTGAAATGTTAATGTTATCGTCAATCGTGAAGTGCTGGTAATTGTATCCACCAAGTAGCTCTCCTTTTTCCGCTTTCTCTGAATACTTATCGATATACTCGGTATAAATGTCAGCATTCGGATTATCTGGGTTCAAATCCCAAAAGAATTTACGCTTGTTTGCCGCAGCAGTACGGTTAAATGCCTCTTTGATAGTGTTGTCGTGATGCAAATTGATTTCTGTAGCAATCCACATTCCATACGAATTACCTCGAATCTTTTTAAAACTATCTGCTTTCGCACCGCCCGCAAAGATTACAATTTTCTGCTTGCCACCTGTTGATGGTCCTTTTATAAACAATGCGTCATTGTCTTTATATTTGCCCCATCTGCTTTGTCCACGAAAGATATATTCAAGCCCAAAGCCATTCGCGTCGCCAATATTAAGCTTGGCATTTGCGACAGTAGATCCAGTAGCAAGATGCAATTTGTCCTTAGCCGTTTTGAGCTCATGTGCAAAGGCAAACACATTATCTACGGTCTTACCAGCTCTTATTGCTCCTTCCGCAATGTTATACATACACTCAGCCGACCGCCTCATGTACTCCTTGTGCTTCTCGGAAAAATTAAAAGGGATTGTCTTACGCCTTATTATCGCCATATACATCCCCCTCTATATCATCTAAGAACTCAACTTCATCATCTCCACCGATTCTGCTCGTCTCAGCTTTAAGCTTCGCAATTCTCATCTTCTGTTCCTCTGTGGCAAGGTCCCAATCCCTATGCAGCATCTCGTCATATTGCTTAATCAGGTTCCTTAATTCACCCTGGGCCCTAGCTTGCGCCTTGAGAAAGTTATTTTGCTTATCCCAAGCCTGCTGTACTTCCCATTTAGACCCCACTGTTGCCCCCGCCTTAGCTTCGACCTGCTCGACTGTCTTGTCTCTTTGGTCTTCAACATAAGCAATCCTTTGCGCTCTTATGATGGCAGCATAAGCAAGTTGTATCTGGTGCCACAATAGATCTAGTGGACTGGCTTGGTCAACCGCGGTCACAATCTCCAGAGTTTCCTCCGGCAGGAATCTAGAGAAGAACCCAAATTTCTCAGCTCGCTTGTTCCCCTTTGGTGCTCCTGTCGCATTTTTGTTCCCGAGTTGCGCAATCGAGTTTTTGTGTGCACCCTTTTTCTTTTTTTGTGTGCACCCTTTTCGCTCCCAGTTATATCTCTTCTTCCACGACTTGACAGTGTTGAGACTAACGCCATATTTCTCGGCAATGTCTTTGTATTTCATGCCGTTCATATAATCTTGTTTTGCTAGTTCATATTTTTCAGCCAAGCCTCACCACCTCTCTTTTCGTCTGTTTTGTAAGTATGAAAAAAGACACCTCTTTTGAAGTGTCTTTAGGTTAATTCACTTTTCATCGGACAAAAGGTCAGTTCCTTTTCCCCATGCGTATTTTTACTTTGGTTGTAATACAGTCTGTGATGGTAATCGATTAGGTAAACCCTAAATGTCTCCTCGTTATATGTCCCTATTACTCTGACGCCTTTATTGAGTCCTATTTGATATATAGTTTCGTTACCTAATAGTTGCTCAATAAAATTCGACACATTGCATGATTCGTCAAAATTGGATAAGGCGTGACCAACACAGTTAGTAACGATATCTCTTTCTTCACCGCTAACTACATGGAAATGGGCTCCTGGATCATTTTTGACCTCGCTAAACGCCTTGTTTTTTAACTTTGCATTTATGCTTCTTATCTGCCTAAACTTATCGATAAATTCCCCTTCGCTCTTTAGGTAATTATTGAATTTGCCTTTACTCAATCTCACTGAGTAGTACAGGGCTTCAAAAGAAAAATCGAATTTTAGTCCCTTTTCTTCATTCTTTGGTTCGTTAAGGTTCTTTACATTAGCCTTGCCGTCTTCCCTGTTATTAACTTTTCTTTTTTTTGACTTACCCTTTTTTGACACGGCGTTAGGATACTCTCTCTATATAGCAATCAAAAATATCAGCATCACTTATTTCGTTAGTGCATATCTCATATGTGCTGCATCCACCTCTTGCATTGAGCCAAGGTGACTCTCTGTGAGTAATGCTCTCCAGCTGATTGCCTGTATATCCACCATACACTTCCCAAACCTGGTCAAGAATATCTTTTGCATCCTCATTGAATTCTTCTATTACTCCATCATATAGTTCTATAGCTTCGCCACTATATCCCTTATATTTTTGGTAAAGTTCTGGGAAAACTGGGCCGTGGACCCATGCTTCGAGACGCGAGGTGAATAGTTTAGCCGTCAAATCGTCCTTGCTTTCATTAACAAGCGTTAGGTACCAAGAATACGCATAATAAACTAGCTTTTGTAACTTCTTTGGTGTCATGCTTTCCTTTGACAGAAACCAATTTGCTACATCAAAAACTGTTCTTTTCATGTCGGCCTCCTCTCTATCAAAACATAATGCTATGTATAGACTATTTTACCATTCAATGAATGGCAAATACAAGTCACTACATATGGGCCTACACATAGCCTAATATCTATATACCCACAATATATTGGGAAATATCACAAAAGACGCCATATATAGGCGCCTTCTGCTGGTTATTATGTGAGATATAAATTTTGAGGAAGCCACAATTCCCTTTTCGCTAAATACAATATATCACAGTTTTTTGTCCCATTTGTCCCAACTTACATCCTCAGCGAATTTTTTTAGTTTTCGCTGTATTGCCGACTTGCTTATAAATGCTTGTTCCTCGATTTCTCTGTAACTCAGTTCCTCAACATAGTACATTCGAAGTATCGTCCTCATATCTGGGTCGTCCACAGTATCTATCTCCCCCTCGATAGCCTCAATTAGCTTGCTAATTTCGTCTAGCTTGCGTTTTAATCGCCTCTCCCTACTCGATATACCCTTCCAGTCAAAATCGACTCCTACAAGCGATTTTGGGATTCCTCGACCACTCCTATAGTCCTTGTAGTAGTCGGTGACTATTTCTGGCTTGGCATGGTCAATAGAGTACTTTAACCCCTCTGCTTCTCGTCGCAATGCTTTAAGCTGCTTAATCTGTTCGTAGTCTATCATGGCTATACACCTCGCTCCGTTCTTCCCTCCTCGATTCGCTTTATTTGTCTATCGATTTTGAAAAACTTTGCATGCTCTACTCGTTCATTGATCCCTAGCAAATATTTGACTTGAGTTAACATGATCTCTACGTCAGCAACCTCCTCAATCAGATTAGCAAGAAAGCCACTTTCGTGCTCATACCTCTCGAATTTGTTAAGAGCTTGTATGAGTTCGGCCAATTCTTCTATCAGCATGTCCTTCTGACCCATGTATCCATAGTGATCTGCAATATATTTCATTGCTTTCGTTCTATTACCCATTACCTGCTCCTATCTGTTATCTGTATGGCGAACTCTCTGGCCATAAAACTTCTATGCCGTTCTTTAGTGCGTATAAGTGCTCAGTGCAAGCGCCTTTTGAGTGCACCCAATTGTCCAGCATGTAGATGTGCGTTGCCTTATCCAAGAGCCTTAAGCATATCACCATGTAGTCATCCCAATCGCAGACCTCTGGCAATACTATTTCAGCTGGGTTAATAATCTCTGCCCCAGGATACTCGTCAAAGAGCATTTCCTTTACCTCTTTAAAAGTCTTCTCGTAGTCGTCATAGTCGGTAATCCTACCGCTGATGTATATTGTCATTTTTTGCATTGTTTTTCCTCGCCTTTCTTTGCTTCAGCAATTTTTGATATTAACTTTGCTATATTAACTCCGACCTTAGTCAATTCAGCATCTTGGTATATAAGTCCATTCTGATTTAGCCTTGCCAATGTGCCTCTAGATACTGCCTGTAAATTATCTGGATTGAAGTTCTGCCTATCTCCATCAAGAAATATTACCGCGTGATTCTTAGGGATTGGACCATGACTCGCTTCGTAGACCAGCCTGTGCTTTTGCACCCAATTAACTGACTTCTTTGCATTTTTTATGTCATTAACCTTAACCCACACATATCCATCTAAGTTTTTTTCTGTTCCAATTGGATCAGTGTTCTGAGGCATTCTCCCTGGCTTAAACATTGTTGGTTTTAATCTTTTGTATACATCCGCAGGCATTTTTTTGCCTTTGTTTGGAGGAATAATACCTTTTCCAAATTGGCCAGTCCTTCCAGTATTTAATTTGTGATTCGCGATATAGCTTTTAGGGAAACTTTTAGACATCTTGCGTCCGAACCTTGCCTCAAAAGCCTCTTTAATCTCTTTGTAAGAATGCCCTGGGACAAACTCTCGCATAAAAGCATGCTCTTCTTCCGTGTACTTAGTCATGAGAATTACCTACGAGCATCTTAGGGACTTTCAAATCTGCGTTCATGTGGTCGTCCATGAATTTTGTCGCCTGCAAAGTCACATTTGCATTTTCTATGATATTCTTAGCAATATTGCTAATTCCGGATGCCCTTTGCAATTCTTCTGCTAGAGCGTCTCCCTTTAACTCCTCATCGCCAAGCCTTTCGATCTCAGCGAAAAGATGATTGTTTAAATCTAATAGCGTGTTCTTCATTTCTGCTCCTTTAAAATCTCGTTATTCCTCTGCGTTTTCCTGTAACACCATATGCAGAGGTTCACTTCATTTTTGCCGATCACTGCACTGTACTTTCCGTACTCGTTGATTCTCTTTCCACATAGTTTGCACTTCATCACTTCACCTCTATAACTTGGCCATTCTTTCGTCGCACCTTTCCAAAGCCTTTTTTGACATGTTTGCTAGATCTTCGATTCTTTTTTGTATTTGATCAAGTTCTTCTGCCGTATCCTTTAGGACCCTACTTTGAAGTGCTAGTGACATCCTTAATGCTCCGATGTCAAATTTAATCTGCTTAGTCTCTTCGTCTTCGCCTAGAATATATGACACCCTGCACCCTAGAGCCTCACACATCTTTGATAGTGGTGTGAGCTCAGGAAGTGTGTCACCCTTTTCGATGTGTATGAGGGTTGACCTTGAGATACCTACCGCTTTTGATAATTCTTCCTGGGTCATCTTACAAGCCTTTCTCTCGGCTCTTATTCGCTGTCCGATTTCCTGTTTATCATATTTCATCTGCTACCTCCCATACTTAATCATATCGTCTACTAGCTGCCTTATGTCGTGACCAGTCATGTCTTTAGTGCCATCTATCATCTGATTGACCGTGCACCTCTGGTCCCATACTTCTCCGAGCAGGCTCATGTACGCTTCGAGGAAATATCCGATTCGTTTTTCTCTCCAGCCGTATACAGTCCATAGCACTCGCACCATGATTGAGATGTGCAGCAGATTTTGTAGTTTTATGATTTCAAAACGAGGGACCTGCTCAATTGGTCTTTTTTGCTTTTTGCTTTTCTTAGCTTTCGGTATCATGTTATTACTCCTCATACTATGCGTATATAAATAACCCTTCATGCATTATTATTTATTTTCGAGTGTCCCCAAATAACATGGGGACGGTTTAATGTAGTTATTTCAACACTTATAGCGATTGCCTTATTTTCTGTCCCCAACGGCTTGGGGACGCTCTATCCTAGTAAATTCAATGCTTATAGCGATTGTCCCCACTGTCCCCACGTTTTTTGTTATCCTTACGCGAGGGTTTCTATATATTTTTTTGATGTAATTTTTTTATCTATATATATAGTGTGTGTAAATTCTTGGGGACAGGGGACACTTGGCGATTTCGTTCATATTTAAATGTTTTTCCGTCCCCAACGGCTTGGGGACACATGGGGACACCCNTATCCTAGTAAATTCAATGCTTATAACGATTGTCACCAGTGTCACCATGGTTTTTAGCTATCCTTACGCGAGGGTTTCTATATATTCTTTTGTGATAAATTTTTTATCCTTATATATAGTGTGTGTAAATTCTTGGTGACAGGTGACACTTGGCGATTTCGTTCATATTTAAATGTTTTTCCGTCCCCAACGGCTTGGTGACGCTTGGTGACACCACTCACTATATTGTTGAAATTCCAAC